TAAATCAACCTCTACCAACGCTGGCACTATTGTTGGTGTTTGCATGGGTGGTCAGTACGTTAACTCGTCTGGTCAAACCGTTCAAGCCCAATACATCCCTGCGTCGATTTCTACAGCTGCTAACCCAGCTTACGCTTACGTTGTGGACGATCAACAAGCCTTGTTCAAAGTGGCCGTTGTTACCTCTGGTACAACTATGGGCACCGCGAGCCGCGCTGATGTCGGTTCTAACGTGGCTTTGGTGTTGAACGCTGGTTCTACTACTACTGGCAACTCAGCTTTTGCTGTGACATTGACTGGTGCTGGTACAACTGCGACTATCCCATTGCGTGTTATCGACGTGGTTGAGCAAACTGCAACTGCCCCCGGTGTTTACGCCGAGTTGTTGGTGAAGATCAACGCCCACCAATACAACAACACCACTGGTGTTTAAGGAGTAAATTACCATGGCTATTTCACGCGCACAACTGCTCAAAGAATTGCTCCCCGGCCTGAACGCTTTGTTCGGTATGGAGTACGCACGCTACGGCGAAGAGCACAAAGAGATTTACGAAACCGAAACTTCTGAGCGTAGCTTTGAAGAAGAAGTTAAGTTGTCTGGTTTCTCCGCTGCTCCAGTGAAGAACGAAGGCTCTGCAATCTCTTACGACAATGCACAAGAAGCATGGTCGACTCGCTACAACCACGAGACTATCGCTCTCGGTTTCTCCATCACTGAAGAAGCTGTGGAAGATAACTTGTATGACAGCTTGTCTGCCCGCTACACCAAGTCTTTGGCTCGCGCCATGGCTTACACCAAGCAAGTAAAAGCTGCTGCCGTCTTGAACACCGGCTTCAACGGCGCTTACTTGGGTGGTGACGGTGTGTCATTGTTCGGCTACAACGCTTCTAACGCTCTGGTCAACCATCCTCTGGTTGCTGGTGGCACCAACGCCAACACTCCATCTACTCAAGCTGACTTGAACGAGACTTCTTTGGAAGCCGCCGTTATTCAAATCGCCGCTTGGACTGATGAACGTGGTCTGTTGATCGCCGCTAAGCCAAAGAAAATGGTTGTGCCTCCAGCGCTCCAGTTCGTTGCTACTCGTTTGTTGGAAACCAGCCTCCGTGTTGGCACAACTGACAACGACATCAACGCGATCAAGAACAACGGTGCTATCCCAGAAGGCTACACCATTAACCACTTCTTGACCGACAACAACGCTTGGTTCTTGACAACTGACGTGCCTAACGGTTTGAAGCACTTCGTTCGTACACCGCTGCAAAACAGCATGGACGGCGACTTTGATACCGGCAACGTCCGCTACAAGGCCCGTGAGCGTTACAGCTTCGGCTACTCAGATGCTCTGGGTATCTTCGGCAGCTCAGGCTCTAACTAAGCCAACATGGAAAGGCCCTTCGGGGCCTTTTCTTTTATCCAAATTGGGTGTATATTCCCAGCAACCGGAATTTTTCGGTGCGGCAAACAGGTCCGGCTGACCACATGCAGATTGACGCACCACAACGCATGATTTAAGGAGCATCCTCATGGGATTCGCAACTCACCTCGGCCCTTGGTTGTTGGGCACCGTCAAAAACACTACCGGCACTACTGCTGGCACGATTGAAAACCTCGGCTGTACTGTCGTCGCTCAGTCAACCCCAATTACATTCAGCACAACTACTGCGATCAACATCGGCGTGTTGCCAGCTGGCGCTCAAATCCTCGACATTTATGTTGACGTGACTGCCGCCTTTAACGCTGCTACAGGTAACACGATCACTGTGGCCACTTCTGGTGGTACTACTTTGGCTACTGTTGGTAGCGCATCTACTACTCCTGTGGCTGTTGGCCGCGCTTCTGTGACTACAGCAGCCCCAGCAACTTGGGTGAACGTTGGTACAACCGACCTCATCATCACTGGCGTGTTGACAAACACAGGTACCGCTGCTACTACTGGCGCTGCAACAATCACTATTCAATACGTGGTTCGCAACTCCAACGGCGCACAGATTCCTACAGCTTCACAGCAGTAATTAGTCTCGGGGGCTTCGGCCCCCATTTTTAAAGGAGATTGATTATGGGTATGCAAACCGACGTTAAAGCCGCGCACATAGAAGCTACAGGTACGGTTGTTTCTGGTCGCAACCGACTTAAAGCTTATCACTGTATTTCTGGCGGCGCTGCCGGGGATATCATTTTCCGTGATGGCGGTGCCAGCGGGACTATTCTCTTGCAATTTAACATTGGGACAGGCACGCAACCAATCGTGTTGCTTATCCCCGGCGAAGGTATTCTGTTTAGAACAGACATCCACGTCACACTTCCTGCCTCCGCAAAAGTCACGACGTTCTATGGCTGATACAGAAAAGAGCATTAACCTAGCGGGGCGCAAACTAATGATTTGCATCCCAGCTTACGACGGCAAGCTGAACATTGATTCAGCCTTTGCCTTGTCCAACCTCGCCGTTAAGGTGCAGCCGCTGGGCATTAAGCTCTATCTTACGCACCTCTCGGGGTGCTCCCTTATTACGAAAGCCCGCAATACCCTTGTCGGGGACTTTCTAGCGTCTGATGCAGACACGATGCTGTTTGTAGACGCCGACGTTGTCATTAACGCTGATGCAGTGCTCCGCCTTATGGCGTTAAGCCTAGACAAAGACATCACAGCAGGCATCTACCCCCGTCGCGGCATGGACCGCAAGTTCTTCTTGGACTTCTACTTGGACGGCCAAGGCGCGTTTGAGTTTGACGACCATGGTTTGATGCGCGTAAAACGCATTGCCACGGGCTTCATGATGGTGCAACGCCACGTCTTTGAGACGATGATTGAGAAGCACCCAGAGTGGGCTTACGAGAACGACACAAGAACCCGCACAGACCACGCCATCTTTGATCTTGGGATTGTGGACGGCCAGTATTTTGGTGAAGACTACATGTTCTGTGACCGTGCAGCTAAAGACGGGTTTACAGTTCACCTAGACCCCTCAATCAGCTTGCCTCACGTTGGCCAAGAGAAGTTCACCCGTGACTTCAACGAAGACGTGTTGCAGCCGTTGCTAGCCGAGCATTGCACACCTGTCTTGAAAGTTGTAAATGGCTAAGAAAACTCCATCACTTGCTATCGGTCGTGGCGAAAAGTTACCAGCATCCAAGGGCGCTGGGCTTACGGCTAAAGGCCGAGCCAAGTACAACGCCGCTACTGGCAGCAACTTAAAGGCCCCCCAGCCACAAGGCGGTGCTCGTAAGAAGTCATTCTGCGCACGCATGTCTGGTATGCCCGGCCCCATGAAAGACGAGAAGGGCAAGCCCACTCGTAAAGCAGCGTCTTTGGCGCGATGGAAGTGCTGATATGACTACTAACCACGACACTGTTAAAAACACGCTGGACATTATTTCTGTGTTCGCCACTATTGGGTCTTTTTTAGAAATGTTGACTCCAATTTTTGGTTTGATTGGCGCAATCTGGACGGTAATGCGAATTGCCGAAATGATTGCTGGTAAACCGTTTGCGGAGCTTATCCGCCGAAAGAAACCCAATGCCAGCGACGAGTGAAAAACAGAAAAAGTTTATGGACGCCGCAGCGCACAATCCGTCATTTGCCAAAGCAGCTGGCGTACCGCAAAATGTGGCTAAGGACTTTAGCGAGAAAAGCAAAGGACTGAAGTTTGGCAAGGGCTCAGGCGCTCGCGCTGATCTTCAGAAGGCAAACAAACCTGACACCCGTCAAGGTAAAACTGAACTCTTTAAGAAAGGTGGTGATACTATGGCTTCCAAAATGAACCCCGGCTTCATGGCAATGATGGCTAAGAAAAAAGATAGTGGCAAGAAAATGGCCGAAGGCGGCAAAGCCGATATGAAACAAGACAAAGCTATGGCCAAGAAGGCTATGGGCATGCACGACAAACAACAGCACATGGGTAAGAAAACAAACTTGTCCAAGCTAGCCAAAGGTGGCGGCGTTGAGTCTAAGGGTAAAACCAAAGGCAAGATGGTTGCCATGAAGTACGGCGGCAAGTGTTAATCTAGGAGCCTATCATGGCACGTAAAAAAGACTTAGGCGGCTTGGCTGCATTGGCCGGTCTGGCCTATATGGCGTCTCGCGACAAAGCCTCCAAAGGCGCAGCTCCTATGGGCCCTATGGGGGATGACCAGTACAACCCAGACGTAAAACAGCGTAGCGCGGCTGCTCTAGATATGGGTGAAATTCGCGACGAAGAAGGCACCTTGTCTAAGCTACGTCGCAACACTGAGACTGGCGAGATGTATGACCCCGGCAGCGTTGGCCCAACTGCACCTGCTCGTAAGCCTGCTTCTCCTGTTGCTCGCCGTGTACCCGCTGGCGGAAAAGGTATTGAGAACGCTCGTGATGCTATTTTAATGCGTCAGGGTCGTTCAGGCTTACGCAGTACCGACGATACGATTAACCCAGATGTAAAGCAACGCCTTAAAGACGATCAATACAACCCACAGGTTAAACAGTATCGCGATGACACCTATGACCCAAAGATTCGTCGTGGTATGAACAAAGAAAACCTAGAAGCTACTGGCGAGACCTTTAAAAAAGGCGGCTCAGTCAAAGGCTGGGGTATCTCTCGCGGTGCTCGCAAAGCAAAAGTTTACTAAGGAAAAGCCATGGCAAAAGACAAAGTCTACACAGAAAAAATGGGCCAGCCCCCACAAGACATCGACGGTAAGTCCGCTGGTAAAGTCGACAAGAAGGATATGCCTGAGCAACCCGGTAGCGGCATCCTAGTTGACGGTAAGCCTTTGAAGCGAGCCAAGGGTGGCTCTGTGTCTTCACGCGCCGACGGCTGCTGCACCAAAGGTAAAACTAAGGGCACCATGGTCAAAATGGCGTACGGCGGCAAGGCGTGCTGACATGATGGCGAGCCGTGGCATGGGGGCCGTAAGAGCTTCCAAGATGCCTAAACCCAAGGTAGTCAAAAAGCGCGACGGAGATTATCCTGTTGACGTGTACGCTGAGGGCGGCTCGGTCAATGCTGCGGGTAACTACACCAAGCCATCTCTTCGCAAGAGGATCGTGTCTCAGGTAAAAGCCGCAGCAACGCAGGGCACAGGCGCAGGTCAGTGGTCTGCTCGTAAAGCGCAGCTGGTGGCAAAGAAGTACAAAGCCGCTGGCGGCGGCTACAAGGACTAAAATGAAAGCGCCACAGAAATCCCTAAAGGATTGGGGCGACCAGAAATGGAGAACCAAAAGTGGAAAACCGTCTAGTAAAACAGGTGAAAGATACCTTCCTGAAGCTGCTATCAAAAGCCTTAGCCCGGCTGAGTACGCTGCTACAACTCGTGCAAAGCGTGCTGGCAAAAAAGCCGGGAAGCAATTCGTAGCCCAACCAAAAACCGTAGCAAAGAAAACAGCAGGGTTTAGATAATGGCAACCACATCCGGCTTAACCTCCTTTAACCTTGACCTCACCGAGTTGGTTGAGGAGGCGTTTGAACGCGCCGGACGTGAGCTGCGTTCGGGTTATGACCTGCGCACAGCGCGTCGTAGCCTCAACATTATGTTCGCCGACTGGGCGAACCGTGGCATCAACATGTGGACGATTGAGCAGGGCCAGATTGACTTGGTTCAAGGCCAGAGTACCTACGCCCTACCGAACGATACAGTCGATTTGCTTGAGCACGTCATCCGTACACAAGCCGGACAAGTTTCCAACCAAGCTGACCTAACTATCACACGTATTAGTGTTTCTACCTATGCGACCCTCCCAAACAAGCTTCAGCAAGCTCGTCCGATTCAGGTGTGGGTGCAACGGCTCGACGGCCAGACTGCGGCGTCGAACACGACTCTTAATGGCGGCATTTCGAGTACTGACACTACGATTACGCTGACGTCTACGCAAGGTATGCCAGCGGCTGGTTTTGTCAAGATTGACAACGAAACAATCAACTACACCGCAATCGTCGGTAACCAACTCACGTATTGTTTCCGTGGGCAGAATGGCACTACCGCCGCCGCTCACTTAACTGCTGCCGCTGTGTCTGTGCAAAGCCTACCAGCTGTTTCTGTGTGGCCTACACCTGATGGCGCTC